TACAGGGGAGATATTTCTTTGCGGCGAACAAAACTGGTAAGACCACTGGTGGCGCGATAGTCTGCGGCGAAGTGGCGGAAGGTCGTATGCTTTGGGGGGTGGGGGGTGGCGAGGGGTCTGTCGCTAGGAAGCCACATAATCCGTGGATTACGCCACGGCCTAAGAGACTGTGCTTTTTTAGTGAGGACTTTTTGACGCACGAAGAGGCTATCGTCCCCACGTATGCCTCTTGGATGAAGCGTTACATACTCGATGTCGTAAAAGGGCCATCGGGTAATTTGACACGAGTACAGCATAAGAATGGCTCTGTCATTTATTTACGCACCTACGACCAAGGCTACGAAAAGGCTGAGGGGAAAGATTACGATGTTGTATGGTGCGACGAGCCGCCTCCTCGTGATATTTATACTGCGATCTTTCGTGGGTTGGTCGCCACGAAGGGTATGTTGCTCATTACGGCGACACTTCTCGCCGAAACGTGGTTGTACGACGAAGTCAACCAACCTTTTGTGCGCGTCTACGAAGCCACCATGTACGACAACAACTGGCTCGACGCCACCGCCCGTGAGAATTTTGCCGCATTGCTCACCGACGAGGAGCGAGCAATTCGAATATGGGGCAAGCCGACGACGCTCTCAGGGGCGATATATCCCAATTTTAAGTCCCGGCGCCCATCGCCGTTTATCATCGAACAACTCGAGCCACCGTGGAACCCTCTTACTGACAAACCGTGGCCCGTCGTTCTCGGCGTAGACCCTCACGAACGCAAGCCGATTTATTGCGCGTGGGCATATATAACGCCGGACAATAACTTGCTTTGGTTCGATTATGCGATGATTCCGTCCGGTAGTACGAAGGCAATCTTCAAAGCCTTAGCCGAGCGGGAAGCAACGCACAAAGCACCCACACGCTTAGTGATTGGTGACCCAAATAGGTTCGCGGCGCAACAGATAGATGGCCAGTCGTGGCAAACGGCGTTTGAGGAACATGAATACAGCGTTCTCCTTGGAAATGACGACCTCGCACACGGACATTTCGTGGTGCGAGAAATGTTTGACGAACCCATTCGTATGTTCTTCATGGAGTCATGTCAAGGAAAAGACGGACCAATCTACTGCCTCGACAGGTACACTTGGGAGGACTGGGCTAGAGGTAGTAGGTTCGAACGTGGCTTAAAGGAGAAGCCCAAAGAGAAACACAAAGACTTTCCCGATATCATCCGCTACGTCGCCGTTGCCCTACACGACGGGATGATTGGTTACGAAGCATTACAAGGCGAAATCGAACCACTTGACCTAATGAACGAGGAATTGCGTGGCTCAGGCAACCCCTATACCAACTAACGGGAAAGTTCCCGTTAAAGTCATCGACGAAGGCGCGTTGTACGCGGCGCTAATTCGTCGTGGCAAAAATGGGGGACCGGGCGATATAAAGTTGTCCGACGAAGAAGCCAACGCCCTCGGTCAGTGGATAGAAAACGACTTCGCCGATTCCGAATCAGTTCTACGTCCTTTCAAGACCAATATGCTTGAGATGATGAAGAATTGGCGCGGAACGAAGGAAAATAAAAATTTTCCGTTTGAGGGCGCCAGCAACATCCGCGTTCCCCTCACCTCGTCAATGGTCGAGACGATGAAGGGGCGCATCATCAAAGCAATCTTTGGCGGGGAGAAGATTACCGAAGTATTCAAGATTGACGAGCAACTCGACGCCGAAGCTCTTGGCGAGATGAACCAGTGGTTCGAGTGGGAACTACGCGAGATTGTTCACCTCAAAGAGCATTTTGAAGACATCATCCATAATACGCTCATTACAGGTATTGGCTTGTCCGTGCCTACGTACAAGAACGAAACGCGTTTCTTGCATTCCAAGCGCGATTGGGAAATCCTTAATCTCGACGAGGACAACGAGCCAGCCGGGATTACCGAACTCATCGAGAAGGGCAAGCAAGAGATTCTCGCCGATAAATCGGCGTGGGGTAAGGACGTCCCCATAATCATCGGCGACGAAAAGCGCCCCGGCGTCTATAAACTCGTAGGTCCAAACAACCTCGAAGATGCTCGCATTGTGTTTTCCATTTGTATGGAAGATGGCGAGATGCCGAAGCTCGTGGCGGATATTTGGCGCCGCGAAGTCATCTTCAACGGGGTTAAGAATCATTGCCTCAATCTCGAAGACCTCGCGGTAGTCAACTCAGCTGCAACTGTTGACACCCTTCCGTTCTTTGGTTATCGCCTATGGGCCGATGAACAAATGTACCGCGAAGCTCTTGATGATAAATTCTTCATCGACTACGGCGAAGAAGAAAACAAGCGCATCTTCGGCATGGCCGACGTAAAAGTCGGCGATTACATCGAGCGCGAACAAACGCGCGAGCAAGATTCCGAAGAAGGTACGGACTCAACCGATAGCGGTCCCAACAACCCCAAGCGCCGATGGCTCGAAATTTACAAATGGGAAGGTTGGTGGCACGGCGCCAAAACCACCGATGACATTTACGGCATTCAATCCCTTCTTGCCAAAGCTCAACAGTGGGTCGTTTGGTATGCCGTACGCCCGAAAAAGATACTTCGCGTACAACGCATTGAGGACTTAAACAAAGATGGAAAACGAAGCGCAATCAAATACGACTTTATTAAAGAGCCGGGACGCTTTTTCAGTATGGGACTCGCGGAGTGGGTTCATAATTCCCAAGCTGAAATGGACGCCATTCATAATCAAAGACTCGACGCCGGTTTGCTCACGAACGTACCTTTTGGGTTCTACAAAGCCACCGCTGGATTCAAACAAGGCATCATAAAGATCGAGCCCGGCAAATTGTTCCCCGTAGCCGACCCCCAAGGCGTAAACTTCCCTCAAACAAACTGGCGACCAACATTTAGCTTTCAGGAGGAACAACTTGTCAAACGATACGCAGGAGAACAAGCCGGACTTACCGACCCAGCTATTGGACAGTTTACATCAAAGCGCCAGTCGGCTAGCGAATTCGTCGGGACTGCTTCGGCGCTTGACCTCAGGACAGAGGACATCGTCGAAGGATTTGTTAGGAGTCTCAAGGAAGAACTACACCGAATACTTGGCCTTTATCAGCAATATGGACCACGTGAGCGCATTTTTAGAGCGGGCGGCGCTGGAGGTGTCGAAATCACAAAACGATTTGAAAAAGACCGATTGCAAGGAAAAATCCTCCTCCGTCTAACCGCGAACTTACAGCAAATCAACGAACAACTCCAGCGCCAACTCGCGATGGATATGTTGTCGTTGCTGTTGAATCAATTGCTCATTCAAATGGGGATTGTTGGTCCAGATACCATTAAAATGGCAATGGACAAAATCTTTAAGCTATTTCACTACAACGGCGTTCCGTTGCACGAGCCGGATACCGGCCCGATGAGCGACCCACCCAACGTAGAAAATCATCAAATGGCCGCAGGTCAAAAGCCCAAAGGCCCAACGATGAGTGAGAATCAAGATGAACATTTGCAAGTTCACGCGGTGTTCATGGCAGATACGAAGCTACAAGAGACGTTGACGCCAGAGGCGCGGGCGCTATTGCAAGAGCACGTTCAAGAGACCATTAAGATGCAACAGGCGAAGCAAATTATGCGTCAACAGCAGCAGATACAGGCTGTTGCGATGGCTCAGGAGATGGCGAATAAGGGAATCACGCAAAACAAACCGGCGAATCAACGACCGGGTAGCAATCAAGGGCCGGGAACTAAGGCGGAGGGAGTTAAGGACGCCGGGGCTTCCCCAAGCGCCCCACAACCCGCGAGGCAATAATATGGGAATAGAACTATTAGTAAAATTTCTGATCGAGTGCTTGCTTTGCACGGTCGCATTCATGTTGATGGTCGAGCCAACGCCAGCCCGACCTTTGATAAGAATTGTCCTTGCGGGTGTATTGGTCGCAATGGCGATTACGTTCGTTCCGTTAATCCCGTTTGGTAGGTAACAGGGGTAAATTACCCCTTTAAATGGGCGACTAACATGATGACCGCAAAAGAATACCGCGATACGCCGGAATATCAGTTGTTGCGTCACGAGATTATCAAAGAGCTTGTACGCACGACAGAAATGTGCATTGCGGCGCCGGATATGAACCAGAAAGAGTACAATCGCGGGTATGCCGACGCGCTTCGTAATATGCTCTTACTACCCGATGCCGTACTTCCCAAGAGCGAAGAGCCGGGCGAGAAGTTGCTCGAAGAGGACGACGAGTCAGGGCTTAGCGCAATTTTAATAGCAAATAGACCAAATGAAGGAGTATTCTAATGACAGTCGCGACTGACACTGAGAAGAAAGAGCCTTCCGTAAGGCAACCCGGCGCCGATGACGCACCGTTCTCGTTTCTCGATGACCCGATCAACGAGATGATTAACGAAGGCGACCACGACGAACCGGGCGGCGATAAAAAGGACGAGGGCGGAGACAAAAAAGATGACGTGGCGATTTCGCCCGCACTCCAAGCCCGTCTTGATAAGATGGAAGAAGAACGGGCGATTGATCGTCAGACCGTTGAATTCCTCAAAGGGCAAAACTCCATTTTGGAGAATCAGCTTCGAGGGGGAGATAAAAAGGGCGAGGTCAAAGACGAACCCCTTTTAAAACTTCCCGACAAAGCTGCGTTGCAAAAAGCTCTCAGCGACCCCGACACCGCCGTTGATGCGCTTACGGGAATGTTCGAGGATTTTGGTAAAAACATTCTCGCCCGCATCGACAAAGTTGACGAGCAAGGACGTACCGAGCACGCGCGCCGGGACCAGCACGCCCGTTGGCAGGCGTCGATGGCTCAAGACCGTCAAGAAGCAATCGCCGAATACGGCGAGGACGTGCTTAACGACCCGGAGTTCATAAAAGAAGCCGACGCGGAGATGGCAAGGACTATTTCCCGTCACGGTGGTAAGACGCTACAAGACGTCCAACCGGGCGACTTTATGGCGGTGGCTTCGCTCGTGTACGCCCGGCGCCTCAAAGCGGGCAAAATCGGCGAGAACAAAAATGGCAACAACGGTGACACGCGCTCTGACCGCCGTCCTACGCTCCGTGAGATTCATCGTGAGATTGACTCCAGTGACCGCTTAGGTAATGGTGGTCCTCGTGGAGGCGGTGGAAGTGCCAGAACCATGCAAGACCTTTATCCCAATGAAAAAGACTTTCGCATAGCCGACGCTGCTCGCAAACGCATGGGCGTAAGCCCAGAGGCGTGGGTTCGTAGTCGATTGGCAATCCAAGCGGAGGAAGAACAAGGTGGCTGATAAAAAGAAAGATGACAAGTTTGACTTCGTAGGCGACCCAAGCGATAGCGGAGCAGCGGGGCGGGGTGGGGAAGCTGCTTTAGCAGCGGGGGTGGAGACTGCGGGGGTGGAGACTGCGAAAGCGGCGGAGTCTACGAACATAGCACCAGATAAGATTCCGCCGAAGCCGGATGGGATTAAGGTGAAGTCGATTGAGGTCGCCGGCGTCCATATCGACAGCGAGGGGCATTCGTGGACGATTCCAGAGAAGGACGAAACGGATGTACGCTATAAGTCAATCTTCACAATCCCGAATCCTGACCCGTTGATGGGGTATCAGTTCATTCGCAAGGAAGAACTCTCCGAGATGATGGGCGAGCAGTGGGTTCCCGTTACGCGCAAAGAGATTGGCGTAGCGGAGTTTAAGTCAGAGGCTGGCTCTGAGTACGGTGGTCCGCTCGATGGATACCACGTCGTTGGCACGCAGATTTGCGTAAAGAAGCCCAAAATCCTCATCGAGCGCCAGTACGCTGCTCAGAAGCGCGTATGCGATGCCGCTGTCGCCGCCACCGAACCGCCGCCACCCGGCAGAGACAACAAAGAACAAGAAGCACGCAATGGAGCACAATATCCGCGTGGTCAACGGCGCTACGCACTTGACCGCAAAGTAGAAAAGGTTACGCCAAAAAATGCCGCCAGCGAGCAAGTCACGGCGACAGAATAGGAGAAGAAAATGGCTTACGTTAACGTCTTTCGTGCCTTGGGGTTCAATCCAGCGTTCCCCGTAGGGCGAGCAAAAATGAACGTGGTACCGCGCCCGACTACGGCGCCGCGTCACGCAAGCAGCGGTGGGAATGCATCTACTGACCTCGCAGTCGGTGACGCCTACGCGCTCGACAACGCGGGGTATGCGTATAGAGCGGGTCCGAGCGATACTGTACGCGGTGTTTGCACCGGATTTGTGTTTCAAGCAAACCCCAATGTGATGAACGGACAAGGTCCAGTTAGCATTGATTACCTCACCGGTAGCTCAACGCCCTACCCGACTATACTTGGTGTCGAGGACAACGGCGCCGAGTTCAACGTGCAGGCGGATACGCTTTCGCTCGCACAAGTCGGCGGCGCTGTGAACCTTCTCGACGCCGCTCCTGACCCGCAATATCGTCAATCGCGCCAGTCCATCAACGTAGGTGGCGGCGCCGGAACCCAATTCAGAATCATCGGTCTCGTCAACGACCCGGCGTCGAACGCATACGGTGCAAATGCACGCGCAATTGTCAGAATGCTGACTGCGCTACAGGGATAAGGAGGTTCATTTAAGTGGCAGCAATCACACGAGCGCAATTTCAGCGCCTTTTCTTCCCCGGTATCAGGGAAGTCGTACAGTTTTCTTATCGCGAGAAAAAGCCGCAATTCCAGATGTTCTTCAACACGATGACGAGTACGTCCGCGTTTGAGGAAGATTATGCGATGACCGGCGTCGGCCTCTTGCAGAGAACTGATGAAGAAACAGAAACCCCAACAGATAAGTTTGAACCCGGCTTGTCAATACGTTACGATCACATTGATTACACGCTCGCGGTAGGGTTCTCGCACCAGTTCATCCGCGATGGAAAGATGAACATTTGGAATGACCGCTCAAAGGATATGGGGTATAGCGGGCGCCAAACCGAAGAAGTGCTCCATGCGGACCTGTTTAATAACGGGTTCACCAACACCGGCTACGACACCCCATCTGGTGGTACTGCTGTGTCGTTCTTCTCGGCATCTCATCCACTGATTCGTGGTGGCGGTGCTGCTGGACAGCTTCAGTCGAACGTACTCGCATCGCCGTCAACTCTGAGCGTGACCTCGTATCGCGATATGCTCACGCTCGCTCGCCTGTTGTTCGACGAGACCGGTGTGCGGCGCATTCAGTTGGACATGAAGATGTTGGTGGTCCCACCGCAGCTTGAGTTCGTGGGCGAGGAAATCACCAAATCAGCGGGTCGCCCCGACACCGCCAATCGCGTTGACAACGTAACGCGCGGCAAGACTTCGTGCGAAGTATGGGATTATTTGCTCAACGCCAAATATTGGTTTATGGGCGCCGAGAAA